GTAGAAGTTGCTCAAGAGACTGTAGAAAGTACGAGTACTGCTACTAGCGGAGAGGGTCGTAGCTCTAGTGCTATATGGAAAAAGTATATATCTACCACTCTTAAAAACTCTACCCTTTCACCTTTTGTATATAAAGAGGTACTAAGATCTCTGATATCTACCTTTAATAATTTTTATTATGTAAACGGTAATGATGAGCTTGTAAAAATTAAAGCTATACACTCAGCCCCTGAAAGGGCTGTAGCTAAGAAATTTCAAGAAGATAATATCGTTCTCCCTATATTAACAGTTCATCAGGTGGGCGCTGCTAATGATGTAGAAAAGAGAAGATATAATGATGTTCTAATACAGAAGTCTACTTGGGATGATGATAAGCAAAGAGCCCAACGCATTATAGGTACAGCCGATGTTCCTGTTATATTAACCTTTTCAGTAAACTTGTGGACTAAGTATATGGAAGACTTAGATCAAGTTTCTCAGAATATTAGGATGAAGTTTAATCCTAGTTTAGCTGTTAGTACTGAGTTTACAAGTAGTTTAAAGGTATATTTACAAGATGAAACTAGTAAGGTAACTATTGAGGCAGGGGATCGTGAGGATCGTATTTTAAGAAAATCTTTCTCAGTACAGGTTGAATTCTTTATCCCTAGTCCTAGATTTTTAGTAACTTCTACAGGAAGAATAGAGAAGATAGTCTCTAACATCTGGGTTTCGTAAAAAAATAATCCATAATTATAGTCACATAGCATAAATAACTATAGGAGAATGTTATGAAAACGATCAAAAATGATTCTTATACAGGTAGAGAGATACATCTCAAAAGTCCCTCAGGCCCTATAAGTGCGTGGTTGGCTCCTAGGGAGTCCATTGTAGTTCCCGATAATGCTCTGTCAAACACTGTTAAAAACCTCGCTAAACAGAGAATTCTGAAGATTACTAACTCATAAGGATATAAAAATGGCTAATTTTGTAAGTCCTGGCGTCTACGTCATAGAAAAAGATTTAAGCAACTACCCTACTGCGATTAACCCTTCTGTAGTAGGTATCGTAGGTTTTGCAGGGCAAGGGCCTACTAACAAAGCCAAACTAATAACTTCGCAAGAAGGTCTCATGAGAATGTTCGGGAACCCAGACGAGTCTATTACTGGACAAGGCTTAGAAGGTGCGATTGAGATTTTAGAGTCCACTAATACTGCATACTATGTCCGTCCCGTAGGTTCTGACGCTGCTGCTGCTTCCGCTACTGTTCAGATTGGCGCATGCCCTTCTTTTGTAGTTAGCTCTAAAGAAGTTACCGATGATACCATCATAGGTGCTGGGACTACTGGAGGTACAGATCTGTACCTTGATGTTCAAGTTGTAGCTGACGGTAAGAACGTCTATACCTCTCCTAAGCAGTTCAGTATTCCTGCTGGAACCGTTCCTGCTGGGGATGGAAACGAACAAGCTTATGCAATTAATAAAATTATAGGGGGCGCTATTGAGGGTGCGGCTGTAGGCTCTTATTTTGCTTCTACAGATCTTTCTAATACTTGGGTAGCCGCAGGGTACGCAGGCTCAGGTATAACTTTATATGCTTCCGCTTTTAGTGGTTCGGGTAGAACCGCTGGGGTCAACGTAAAGTGTCTTGTAGCTGTAGATGCCAGTGGAAACACGAATTCCTTACCTACTAGTTCTATTACTGCTTATGGTTTATCTTTTAACACTGCTGATCTAGGTTATGAGGTAGCGAGTCAGTATAAAGGTGGTGGTTATAATGAGGGTACTAAATCTGATGGAACTACAAGTGGTTACTCTGCTCAAATACTTGAAACTGGGGGCAGGACGAGTCCTCTTCAAATTAATAGAGATGGTTTTGCTGCGGAATCCTTTAACGTATCGCTAGTTGCTTCTGCGGATTTCGTAGAGGATGCTATAAATACAGGTATTACTAATGTTAAGTCTGAGTATATCCAAGGCAACCTCGTATCTGGCAGTACTGATCTTAATTTTACTCCTCTTCCTTACTTCTACTCTAAGCTTAGTGATGCTATGGAGATTACTGATGCCTTAGACGCTGTAGATTCTAATAGTGCGGCACACGTAGGCTCAACTCCTAGATTCAATAAATTCGTTAAAGGTACTTATAAGTTAGCCGATGGATCTAATGGAGCTATGACTGCTACAGAGCTTATAGGAGACTCTACTAATAAGACAGGGGTACATGCCTTAAACGATGATACCTTGAATGTATCCCTTGCTATTGTACCTGGAGTTACTACTCAATCTGTTCAAAATGAATTAGTTACTGTTGCTGAAAGTACTCAGAACTTTATGGCTATAGTGTCCCCTCCTCAAGGGCTAACGACTGTTCAGCAAGCTATTGATTGGAGTAATGGTCAGTCCGATGAAAGAACTGCGGCACTTACCAGTAATTACGCCGCTATTTACTGGCCCTGGGTACAAACTTATGACAACTTCGCTCAGAAAGATCGCTGGTATGACCCTGCTATCTATGCTGTACGACAGATGTGCTACACTGATGAAGTCTCTGATCCTTGGTTCGCTCCCGCTGGTGTTGTGAGGGGTACTCTTACTAAGCCTACGGATGTTGAAGTTTCCGTTAACGAGGGAGATAGAGACTCCATGTATAGTGGAGGAAACGTAGTTAACCCAATCGTTAACTTCCCTCAACAAGGTATAGTAATCTTTGGTCAGAGAACAGCCCAAAGAGACTCGACTGCTTTGGATCGAGTAAATGTTAGACGATTACTTATCCAAGTTAAAAAGGTTCTTCTTTCCTCCACCAGAAGATTCGTGTTCGAACCTAACGATTCCACTACTTGGGAAAAAATTACTGGTGTGGTAGAGCCTCTCATGGACGATATCAGAAGAAGGCAAGGTCTTGTAGATTATAAAGTAATCTGTGATGATACTACCAACACTGCGGTTCGTGTCGATAGGAACGAGATGTGGTGCAAGGTTCTTATCAAGCCTACCAAAGCTGCTGAAGTTATCGTATTCGAGCTTAACCTTACGAGCCAAGCGGCACAAATATAAAGGACTAAATTATGGCTAAATCATCTTACTACGCTTCTCAAGCCTTAAACAGAGACTTAAACGACAATAAAGGTCTTCCTGTAATCTCTCAAGACTTAGACGCAATCAGAGCTTATCAGTGGGAGGTTACTTTTAAGAACCTTCCATCGGAAGTGGAAGTTCCTTTAGGGTTTTCTAAGCCCCTAACTCTGGCTGCTAAACAAGTTAATGGTTTATCTGTTGAGGTGGAGGATATTGAGGTTAATAGAGTTAACGATAAGGTTTACTACCCAGGTAGGCCCTCGATGGGTACTCTTGAAGTAACTTTTGATAACCTGCTTAAAACTAAAGCTGGGTTCCAGTTATACAAGTACTTCCAGACTACCTACGATCCTGCTACTGGCGAGATGACCTCTACCTTCCTTAACAATCCAGGTAGTTTTAAAACCACTATTGAAGTTTTAGAGCTTAATGGTCAAATGGAGCCTGTTTCTTTGGTAGAGCTTAGGGGAGCTTATCCTAAGTCGTTTACCAAGGCAGAAAAGAACTACGCTACGGGTGAGTTCGATACCGTCTCTGTTACTTTCCGCTATGACTTCTTATTCCAAAGAGGAGACGCAAGGTAGAACTATTATAAATTAGGAATTAGCCCAACTCAGCCCGTGTCTTGGTTGGGTTGGGCTTTTTTATTATCATGGAATTTTTTAACCAACTACTTACTAGCTACGGCCTTTTAAAGAAGCGGAAACTTCATGTTGTTATGGATGAAGCTAACGCAGTTGTAACTGGTTATGCAGATGTTCAAAAATTTGCACAGAATGATACAGAGCGAGGGAACATAGCCAAACAGGTTATTCAGCAAGTGGATGCGGCAGTTGCAACAGTTGAAGGAAACCCTATGTCAGCGGAAGGGGCGCAAGAAGTTCTTAGCGATCCTGACAACCCTGAGAGTGGTAAGATAGTAAAAGTTCCTAGATTTTCAAATCCTAGTGATTTAATTTCTATTACTAGGGCAAACGGTGCGGTAAGTAGTGATGGAATTGCTGGATATAAGAATGAATTAGCCAATAAAATATGGCAAGAAGCTCTTAATGGTAAAGTTGGAGCAGAGGATGGAGAAGGTCTAGATTCTGAAACTCAAGAGTTACTTTTGAGAAATAATGTATCTGAGTTAATTAATTTAAATACAGAAGACTCAACCTTAGGTAGTGATCTTATAGGTGCATTAGGTGAGATGTATGGACTGGCTAAAGAGTTAGGAATTGACTCTTTATTCAGTACCAAAACGACTTCCATACCTACCAAAGTATATCAAAGTTTATTAGGTACAAAATACCAAGTTGCAACAGAGGAAGAAGCCCTTCAAGGAAACTTAGCTAAATACCAAAGACCTAATCCCGAAGCTGTGTTAGGCTCTTTACAAAATCTAAATAAGGTTTTAAAGTTATATAAAAAGTCTGAAACTACTGAGAAGCTCACACAGGACGAGTATGATTTTGTAAAAAATCATATTAATAGAGTCTCATTTAGACAAGGTGGAAGAGAAAGGTTTAGAGTTTTTGTAAAATCTAATGATTTAGAAGGCTTAGGGTTATCTTTTGATTGGGAGACTCGTACTACTTCTACTGACTTACAGAATGTTTTAAATAGATTTGAGGATAACTTAGAAAGGTTATCTTCGGACGGAGATATAGATTACACAGGATTAAATTATACAGACATTACAGATAAAGTTAGTGCTGGAGGTTTAGGTTATGTCATCGGTGATGTTGCAGAAGAGATTGGTCCTATAGTATCTCTTTTACAACAAGGAAGAGGAGGTGAAGTAGAAAAAATCTGGGATGCGTTATACGAAAAACACGGGAAGAAGATTGAAGCTGCTTTCAAGGTATCAGAGGGGGCTCAATCTGGTGAGCTTATTGGAACCGATGAAACTGAAGCTCTTAACGTAGAATTAAAAGAATTAATGAGTACCTACGGAACCACTGAAGGTGGGGAAGTATTAGGTAGGCTAATTCCTACCTTACTTAACTCTGTAGGTCAGGACATGATGAGGATGAATCCTAATTTTGTTGTGAGAGTTGGGCAAAGCAGGGCTGGTACTGGGGGTGATAAGACCGATCAGATGATGTTCTACAAAACAGAGGAGCAGGCCATAGAAGCTGCTAAATTGGCTGGTGGAGTGTCTGTAAAGAGCGGAACGCTTAAAGATTTAATATCTAAGTCTGAACTCGATTCTACTAAAAAATCTTATGGAAAGTCTATTGTTAACCCTAATCAAGAGTACTACTACATAGATGATAATCTAAAGTGTACTAACGATCCTTCTAGAACTAATATGGGAAGTACCGCTGGACCTTTAAGTATAGCTAGAGGCTTTCAAGATACTAATGATTCCTGGTCGCAAGGGTTGGTTCAGGCTTTAGGGGTAAGTCCTGAGGTAGCAGCAGGAGCAAGAGATAATTTTAAAACCATAGAAAATGATATTAAATTATTAAATTCTATATTTGATGGGCCAGGATCAACCTCGGTGTCACCAGCCGCAGCCAAAACGACTTTTATAGCTGCTCTTTCTGATGAATCCTGGGAGTCCTTAGGGATTAGTACAGCTAAGGAGAGAACTAAGATAGGTAAACTAATAAGCTCTGCCAAAACTGATGATGCTCAACGTACTATTAAAAGAAAATTAGAGCAGGGTATTATTACTAGAAGAATAGAAAATAATTCTGAAGACCCAAGCTGGAGGGCTACTGCTGCCTTAATGATGATGAAGGGTTGTTATGATACCGCTGGTGGATCTAAGATGGTTGTAGATTACTTGACAGGAGATCATTATAGGTATAATGGCAATAAGCCTATGATGAAGAAATTTAAACAGTACATGGAAACTGGAGAAGGGTGGTCTTCTTCTCCAGGAACCTTAGGTGAAGGTAGTTCTTTTGGGATTGGTGGTTATAGTGCTAAGTTCCAGCACAGTAAGCAGACAGGTGTTGTGGGTCTAAAGTTTGATGGACCTGTCCCTAAAAGAGCTAAGATTAAAACAGAAGAATCAGAATACTCTTCTACAGAACTTATGAATAAGTTATTAGAAGTTCAACAGTTAATATTCTCTAGCTTAATTAAAGAATAAAGAACTATCTATACTTAATACATCTTTAAAAGATACTAAGATATAGTTATT